GGCTTTGATACTGCTTTTGCAGGCACACCAAAGAATGGTACACACGCTGGTTCTAACCCAGTAAGCGGTTCTTATACAACTGGTGGCGGTATGACAACAGCTCAAGCTGAAGCATTAGGTGATACTACATCTAACTCCTTCGGTCAAATGGGCTTTGCGATCGACAAGACAACTGTTACAGCTCGTACCCGTGCTCTAAAAGCTGAATACACACTTGAACTTGCTCAAGACTTGAAAGCAGTTCACGGTCTAGACGCTGAAAGCGAATTATCTAACATTCTTTCTCAAGAAATTATGTTTGAAATTAACCGCGAAGTTGTTCGTACAATTTACAAAGTTGCTAAGCCAGGTTCTCCTGCTACAGCAACAGCTGGTACATTCAACCTAGACGTTGACTCTAACGGTCGTTGGTCTGTTGAGCGTTTCAAAGGTCTATTGTTCAACATCGAACGTGATGCTAACCACATTGGTCAAGATACACGTCCCGGTAAAGGTAACTTCATCGTTTGCTCTGCAGACGTTGCTTCTGCCTTAGCAATGGCTGGTGTATTAGATTACGCTCCTGCTCTAAGCACAAACCTCAACGTTGATGATACTGGCAATACATTTGCTGGTGTTCTAAACGGTCGCTTCAAAGTGTACATTGATCCGTACTCTGCTAACCTAGGTGCTGCTAGCCAGTTCTACGTTGCAGGTTACAAAGGTACATCACCTTATGACGCAGGTATGTTCTACTGCCCTTACGTTCCTCTACAAATGGTTCGTGCGGTTGATCCTAACAGCTTCCAGCCAAAAATTGGCTTCAAGACACGTTATGGTATGGTAGCAAACCCATACGTTACAACAAGCTCATCCAGCGCTGTTGCTGACCAAGATACATTTACGGCTAACCGTAACCAGTACTATCGTCGCAGCATTGTAACGAACTTGATGTAATATCAAGCCGTCGCAAGAACGGATCCTGACTCGCGGGTTGGGTTAAGAAGGGAGCTTAATCGCTCCCTTTTTTTTGTTATAAATATTGGAAAGGATATACAATGGCTTATACAGCAAACATTACCGCCCTATTAAATGATGTTTCATCTACCCCACAGGTAGTGAATTATCTTAGACCGAATGCGTTTAGGTTCTCTATTAAAGACTTACCTAACACCGCTTATACCTGTCAATCGGCTAACCTTCCAAGCCTTCAATTAGGTTTTGTTACCCAACCAAACCCATTTGTTGATATTCCCAGAATCGGTGATAAACTAACTTATGGTGATTTCACCATTCGGTTTATTATCGCAGAAGATATGCGAAATTATTTGGAATTATTTGAATGGTTAGTGGCACTTGGCTTCCCTAACGACTATAATGACTATGAAGCATTTACAGGGTCAAGACTAGATAGGTTCCCGTTTTTTAAAGATTCAAAAGGTAAGACAGACGCAATTGCATATTCAGATGCAACGCTGACTATTTTGGATAGTAATAATAATCCTAAAACCAATATTAAGTTAAAGGGTTTGTTCCCTGTATCGGTAGAGGCTTTAGACTTTGATGTTACTAGTTCGGCAGTAGATTATTTTGTAGGAGTAGCTTCGTTTAAGTATACCACTTTTGAAATTGAAGCATTGTAATTAACCACTTGGAGTATATGAATGGCAGAAAATAAGCAAATTCAACTTAGCGTTGATGAATTGAGAAAGAATAAGTTCTTTATTGCAACCCCTTGTTATGGTGGACAGCTATTTGAACCTTATTTTAGGTCATCTGTGAAGATGATGACGTTTTTTAACCAACACCAAATTCCTTTGGCGTATGGTACAATTGCTAACGAATCGTTAGTTACGCGCGCACGTAATGTTCTACTTGCATACTTCCTTAACTCAGACTACTCACATCTCTTATTCATTGATGCTGATATTGAGTTTCAGGTAGAAGATGTTCTTAAGCTCTACGCAGCTGATAAGGACGTGGTTGTTGGTGCATATCCTAAGAAGGGTGTTGCATGGCAGCGTATTAAAGAAAATATGAAGTTACCGGAGAACGAAGGTGCAACTGACAAAGAGATTGCAGCATTCGGTTCTGACTACGCTATTAACTTTAAGTTTGTTAATCGCGAACAAAAGACTATTGGTGTAGAGAACGGTCTAGTTAAACTACATGATGCTGGTACTGGCTTTATGATGATCAAGAGAGAAGCAATTCTTAAAATGATCAAAGCATATCCTGAACTAAAGTATAACAACGATGTTCAGATTAATGCCGATGGCAATATGGCCGATAAGTTCTATGCATTGTTTGATACGATGATTGATCCTATCGATAGACGCTACCTTTCAGAAGACTATACTTTCTGCCGTCGCTGGCAAGACATTGGTGGTGATATTTGGCTTGACCCATCCATCTCCCTTAACCACTACGGTCATTTCTGCTTCCAGGGTAACCCATCGGCAATTATTTCCTGGGGTGACCCGCAACCAGCTCCGGTGTTGGTACAGAAGCAAGATATCAAAACAGTTGACTTGCCGGAGTAAGTTGATTAAAATGCCATTGTGATGTATAATCTATATTATGAAACTAACTGAAATCCAGGAACAATGGCTAGAAGATGCTCGTATCGACCAAACCAACTTAGGTAATGAGTCGATACGAGTACCTTTACTACACGCCAAGTATATTGTAGTTCTCTCTACAATTAAGCTACAACTGCGTAAAGCAGAGTCTAGCTATTATAATAAGCGCAGGTTGAAGTATCGCTATTACAGAGGTGAGATGTCTAGGGATGAGTTAGAGCAAGAGGGCTGGACTCAATTTCAAGGCAATAAGCCTCTCAAGAATGAGATGGATGAATTCCTTCAATGTGATGTTGAATTACTATCCCAGCAAGACAAAATCGAATACTTTAAAACCGTTGTCTATACTCTAGAACAGATTGTTAGATCTATTAACTCCCGTACCTGGGATATTAAATCTGCTATTGAATGGACCAAGTTTACGAACGGCATGATGTAATGTCAGACATATTCATTAAGAAGAAAAATGAAGTTTATATAACTGTACAATCAGAACCTGGTATCGCGCAGGAGCTGGCTGATCATTTTTCTTTTGATGCCCCGGGAGCTAAATTTCACCCCTTGTACCGCAATAAGGTATGGGATGGTAAAATTAGACTCTTCTCGATGTTTACTAAAGAATTGTATTGTGGTTTACTTGGTTATCTAGAGCATTTTGCCGAGGTCAATAACTATAAAATTGATTATGAGGGATATCATTTTGAATGCGATGCTGCTCCCTATGAGGTTGTAAAAAAGTTTTGTGATAGTTTAAATCTTGGATCAAAAGGTAAGCCTCTTCTAATTAGAGAATACCAGGTTGAGGCTGTTCATAAAGCAATCAGTGAAGCAAGAACTCTTCTACTATCTCCTACCGGTTCTGGTAAGTCTCTGATCATTTACTGTCTGATAAGATGGCATGAAAAGTTTGGCCGTAAGCAAATAGTTCTTGTACCGACGACATCACTAGTCGAGCAAATGTATTCTGACTTCCAAGACTACTCTTGTCTTAATGGATGGAAGTCATCTGAGAATTGCGGTCGTATCTACAGCGGGTTTGAAAAGTCAAACGAATTTCCTGTTGTAATATCTACATGGCAATCTATCTACCAACTACCTAAGAAGTTTTTTGAAGGCTTTAAAGTCATCTATGGTGATGAGGCACATAACTTCAAAGCTAAGTCCCTTACCTCTATTATGCACAAGTGTGTCAATACACCTTATCGTGTAGGTACTACAGGTACGTTAGACGGCACAAAGACTCATAAGTTAGTATTAGAAGGTCTCTTTGGACCTGTATACAAGGTAACCTCAACCAGAGAGTTAATGGATGCTAATCAATTAGCTGAACTTAAGATCTTTGGTATAGTTCTTGATTATCCAGATGATGTAAAGAAGGCTAATAAGTCCCAAACATATCAAGAGGAAATGGACTTCTTAGTAGGTTATGAGCCTAGAAATAAATTCATACGTAATCTTGCATTAAAGCAAACAGGTAACTCATTAGTACTTTTTCAGTATGTTGAAAAGCATGGTAAGATACTGCATGAGATGATTAACAATAAAGACAGTGAAAGAAAAGTCTTCTTTGTTTACGGTGGTACAGATACCGATCAAAGAGAGAACATCAGAAGGATTACTGAAGATGAAACGGATGCTATTATTGTTGCATCCTACGGTACTTTTTCTACCGGTATAAATATTAAGAACCTACACAACATTATATTTGCATCTCCTACTAAGTCTCGTATTAGAAACCTACAGTCAATAGGTAGAGGTTTAAGAAGAGGTGATGAAAAGGTAAGTTGTAATCTGTATGATATTGGTGACGATCTAACTTGGAAAGCAAGAAAGAACTACACCCTACATCATATGATTGATAGGATTAAAATTTATAACGATGAGCACTTTGAATATAAACTGTTAAAGGTCCCTCTGAATGTACTGTA